CCGCCGAGCATCTCCATGATGTCGCCGATGACGTTGCCCAAGATGGTGAACGGGTCAGCGACCGCACGAGCAGCCCCGCCAAATTCTGTTTGCAACTCGGCCAGGATAATCGCCTGAGCCCCAGCCAGATCGCCGCTTGTTTGCAACTGCTTGATCTGCTTCTGTTGCTCTTCGGAGAACGACACCCCGACCTTCCGCAGTGCAGTTACACCTCGCACAGGATCATTGAGAGCCTTGCCCACTTGCACGATGGACGCGTTGAGGTCTTGCCCCATCACCGCCGACAGGTCTTGGGCCGCAACAATCGCCGACTGGAACGTGTCGCCCTTGATCTGGGTGAACGTCGCGAGGAGTGCAGCCGCGTTGATGGTCGCGTCGTCCTCGAAGTTGGTGAGGAGTTGCAGGTCACCCGCCATCTTGCGGATCTCTTCGCCGGTGACACCTGCCGCGCCACCAGTCGCCGCAAGTACCGCGTCGAGCTTTTTCCCTGCCTTCTCTGACTCGCGGAACGCGGACACGCCACCGACTGCCACCGCACCCATGCCAGCAGCCACGCCAGCAACTGCAATGCCTGCCGGTATTATGGCGGAACTGAACGCCCCAGCGAACGCAGAGATACGACTCGTGGCAGCCGATGCGAAGCTCTTGATCTGTGACTGGGCCTGCTGCATGGGCAGCGTGAAGCCCTGCACATTGGCCACCACATTCGCCACCAGATTCCCGATCACCGCCATCAGTCAGTCCTCAATCGAGACATGCCACGGGCCACTTCGTCGGGACTCATCGCCTTCGCCCTGGGTGCATTCGCCGGACTCATTGCCGCCAACAGTTTGCCAGTGTCCACCTTCGCCCCCATCGACGACGCAATCACCGACGCAGACACAGCCGCCCGCCGATCCTCGCGGGACTCGCCGAATCCTTCGAGTTGGTGAAACGCCTGCAAGACAGTGACCTGCCGTGGGGTCAACTCGTCAAGCAACTCCTCCCACCTGGCCAACCGACGATCCGCCGCCGCGAGTCGCATGACCCACAACACCAGATCGTCGGCAGCTAGTTTTTTGCGGCCTTCTCCACCGATCCGGGGGCCGACACCCTCAACACCGCGTCGGCGATCTCCTTGACCACATCCACCGGGATGTCTCCGATGGCGTCGTCGTCAGCAGCGAAGACCTGCGCGCCGGACTCATCCACGACACAGGTCGAGACCAAGTAACGCAGGCTGCTCTGCTCGTTAGCCTTCGCTGCCTCATCGAACGCGAGGGCTTCGCGAATCGTCAGCGACCGCACATAGACCGCTTCGCCGTTGATCTCGACCCGCTTGGGCACTCGCTTCAACAACGCCTTCCTACTCATCGTCATCACCGTCTGTTGGCATCTGGTCCCAGTTAGGACCGGGCTTGTATGTTCCGTCGGGCAAGTAGCCGACGATGATTCCCGCATCGAACAGCGGGAAGTCGTCGGGATGAATGCCCGCATTCAATCTCGCGTAGGCGTGCTGCGCCTTGGCGAACTCGGCAGCAGACATCGAAGCCCGCTGCCTGCACTCGTCGTCCACCGCCTCGGCAATCCCCATGCGCACCAACATGAACGAGTCGGGCCTGTCGAGGATCGCGCCTTGTTTCCAAAAGATCACGGGCCGCTTCTGGCCGTTCCGTAGAATCACCCGCTCCACCGTCTGGGCCTTCTCCTCTTCGGACAGGACCGCAGACGGTGAGACTTCAATATCGTCACGCAGGAGTCGTGCTTGCATTAGGTAGGCCAACCCGGGTCGCCAGTGACGGTGTAAGTGACGCTGCCCTTGAGCCCGTCGCCCATATCGACGGTCGCCCCGAACTGCACGCCAGCCGAAGTGAAAGACTGGTTCGTCGCCGCAGTGTCGGCGTAGATCAGCTTCATGGCATTCGTGGCGGGAGTCGCGATCAGGTCAGTGATTGCCTGATGACCGGCCAACGCGGGGTCGTAGAACAACTCAGCCGACACCTCGCCGGGGTTGCTGTAGCCGGTCGGGGCGAATGTCTTGAACACCGACCCGTCGAGCGTCGTAGACTCGAATGTCTCGGAGCCAGACCCGCTGTGCTCGATGCTCAGCAGTTGCGCGATGTCCACGAGCGAAGCCGCCACCGTGTGTTGCAGCTTGGTTCCCTTGCACTTGACGATAGCCAAGGGCCACCTCCTTTCATGTGTGCTGGATTCTGAAAGACAACGAACGAACGTAATGCCGCTGATCGCGGCCATCCCCGAGGGTCACGATGTCATCGAGCGTGCTGTCGTGGAGCACTGCGTTGATGGTGTCGCTTGCCCCGGCTGCCCCAACGTAATCACGGAGGAACACCTCGACCGCGTTGCTCAATGCGATTGCCCCGGGCCGACTGGTCGCGTAACTGTCGATGTCGATCTCTGACAGACGCAGCGTGCCGCCTGTGCCGTCGAGTCTCTTGTATGGGTCGTGCCCGGTCTGCGTGATGATGACGAAGGGAGGCTTGATGCCCTCCGCCGGATTGTCCAGAAACACCGCCGGGAACGACACACCGCCGACAGTCTGTGCCGGTGCCAACGTCGTGATAGACGACTGAGCCAGGAGCAGCGTGCGAAGACCAGTTTCAATTGCCACTCTTAGCCAACTCCTTCGCAGCGATCTTCTCCAAGCCCGCTTTCAATTCATGCCGAAATACATTGAGGAATTCCGACTTCGACCCGTTCCATCCGTTGATAACTGCGTCAGGAATCATCTGCTGCATCGCCCCAGTAGACCGCTTCGGCCTCTTGCTGGATCGACTCTTCGTGCCAAGCACAGGCCAGTGGATGTTGCTCACGCTGATGCCGACGCCCTTGAACTTGATGCTCCCGTCCTTCGACTTATAGGTGTTGTTGCCAGATCGCCGAGACTCCGTGTTGCTCTTCGTCCTCTTGCCGACGCCAAGCCCCACCTTGGATTGCCACTCCTTATTTCGAATCTTGAGTCCGACGAAGATGCCAACCATGCGCTTTGCCCACTTCGTGCTTACTGGCACTTGCGCCTTGATCGCTCGCCGTGTTACTTGGCTTGCTTTCTTTAGTGATTTTTCCGTGGTCTTCGACTGAATCGTGTGCTTCAACGCCGTCAGGCTGGCGATCAACTCATCGCTTCCGAGTAACTCAATAGCCGCTTGCCGATTGGCACCGGCTCGCATCTGTGCCAGTGCCTTCTTGTTGGCCTTGCCACGGGCAACAATCTCGGCCTTCGTTGGCTTGGCACCATCACCCCACCAGTTAGCCATCGGTCGGCACCTCGATAGCCTGGAAGCGCACCATCTCGCCGCCCTCGTCCACATCCAGCGGGGGAGACGCAATCGACAGCACACGCGAGCCGAGACGTAATCTCTGCTTCGGCGTGAACGCCTTCGACTCTGGGTCGGCCCTCATTGTCACCTGGTGCGTGATGTCTGCCGCCACCTCGACGCCACGGAAGAACTCGCGAGATCCTCGGGTGATGAGTTCGCACCATCGCAAGCAGAAAGTCTGCCAGTTCGCCGCCGTTGTCTCGTCGAGTTGTCCCGCCGCGTTCACGGTCCCGACGAGTCGCTGCACCTCGACGCGGTTGCTCAGCTTTCCGGCCCTCATGCGTAGTCCCCCCACTTCAGGCGACCCGCAAGAGCAGCGTAGCTAAGGTCGATCTCCTTGCTGATGGTCCCGACGATGACGGTCTCGGCGTTCTCGTACCAATGCGCGGCCAACATCCTGATAGCCTGCTTCGCGTCCTCGGGCACAGCCGACGCAGCACCGTAGCCCACGATTGCGGTGAGCTCGACCGCGTTGAATCGCTCGTAGGTCGTCGGCCAGGTCTTGCCAAACGCGGGCCGAATAAGTGCGGGCTCCGCGTAAAGATCGCTCTCGTATTCAGTCGATGCGAGAGTCTGTTGTACGTTCAACGAGTCGTAATAGGTGATCGACGTGATTGACTGCACGGGGGCAACTGGCAGCACGATATACGTCGGCAAGAAATCCATCGACACAACGACGGTCTGCGTGCAGAACGCCCGCCGCGTGTCCTTCTCTAACATGATCCGCGCCGCAGTCAGATACGACTGGAGCTTCGAGTCCTCGAAGCCCGAGTCGATCCGGGCATGCAACTTGAGATCCTCCACCGAAACCGGCTCGACCACTGGGCCAACAGACACACGCCAAGCGTGCCTGACGCTATCCATTGAGACCAGTGGTTGAGCTCGATTCCAGGGCATCGCTACTTCCCTCGGCTACGACGCCGCTCCATCACTGGGCGAGCGTCTGCGGTTTCAACAACGTCTTCGACAAGCCGGGCCATGCCTCGGCGGATCAACACATTGGCCACGCCGTCGG